GAATCCGTCTCCGTCCATTTGAAGAAGGACGATCAGACCCCGTATCTGGTCATGGCCTGCTTCAACGGCCGGGATATTCTAAACGAGGAAAGTTCCTTTTACTATTCTAAAAAGAACAACGTCAAACACACCTTTTCCGTCAAGCTTTCCTGCGCCGGCAGCGGCGAATTGGAGATGCGCTACCCCACCGACGCGGCGGGCACGGCGTTCCAATCCGTCAAGCAGACGTTTACCGCGGCCGACAGCGACAAGAAGGTGTTCACCTTCGAGAAAGAATGGCTGCGCATCCTGCATCCGGAAGCCAAGGTTTCCTTCAAGCTCACAACGAACGGACAGGAATATACCTTCGATACCCATCTCAAAATCGAAAAGGCCGTCGTGGACGAGCCCTTCTTCGACCACAGTTCGCTGTTCTCCTTCACCAGCGGCTCGGGCGGTTTTGGCTTTACCATTCCGGGCGATGTTCCCTTTATCAGCGGAAGTACGCTTTCCCTCTCCATCCCCGGCAACTATCCCACGCTTATGATTCTGCCCTCCGGCATGGGCATGTTCTCCTGGGGCTACGACTTCGCTCCGGAGAGCACGACCTGGAAGACCGACGACACGCAGGATCAGGAGCGGGCGATCAAAGAGTTTGACAAGCAGTCCGCCGCGGATAAGCTGCTGGCGGCGGCCGGCGTATATCGCAACGTCAACACCACCACCACCCCCAAGCTGCTGGGCGATTACGGCGTTCATATCACGCCCTTTGCGGCCATGCAGGGGTTGTATCGCCGCAGCGACCAATCCCTCGAACTGCGCGGAAACGGCGGCGCGACGTTTGCCTTTGAGGCGGGCTTCACCCAAACCTTCACCATCGGCCCCGTGCCCTTCTTTGCCGGAATCGATTTCAGCATGGGCGCCAGCTTCGGCGTCGGCATCAGCCTGAACATGAAAGCCGAAATCGAAAACGGGCTTCTGAAGGTCAAGGAAGGCCCTGTCGTCGGCTATGACAGCGGCATGACCATCAGCTTCCGGCTGGAGCTGGGCGGAACCATCGGCCTGGGGTTGAAGGATGTGCTCTCTGTCTCGCTCCGCGGCTACGGCTACATCAACCCCATCATCCATCTCACCACGCCGCAGGTTTCTGCCGAGGCTCGAATCGGCATCGGCCTCAGCGTGACCCTGCGCGCCCTGTTCCTAAAATGGAGCACCACCCTGTGGGAGGGCAACCTCCCGCTGAGTTCGTCCGATTCGATAGCGCTGACGGCTTCCGGCAAGACGACGACAAGCTCGTCGTGGCGGGATTACAAATACGCGGAAGCGCCATCGTTGGCCGCCGCCAATGACGAAGTAACGGCGGTAAACGCCAGCGGGGTGGAGCCCGCCACGACGCAAAAGCTGTTTGACCGAATCGACTGTTCCGCGGGCGACTTCCAGTATGTCGTGTTGGAAGGCACCACCTATCTGTTCTGGATTCAGCCCGGCATGGGCCCGAACGACTGGGAGCGGGTCAACTGGTGTAATCTGGAGACGACCCAGTGCGGGCAGGTGGGCTGGATAGACTCCGGCACCTACGCCAAGCGCAACAACACCAGCCCGAACAAGGCCTATCAGGACTGGTTTGTCGATTACGACTTCACCGTGGAGTCGAGCCGGGATTCTGACAGCACTTTCTGCGCCCTGACCATCTTGAGCGGCCAGTTTGGAAAGCGCACCCCCGAAGACGAGGTCAACCCGCCGAATGCGGCCTGCGCCGCGTCGGTGCTGATGCAAAAGCAGGAAGACGGCTCCCTTGCAGTGGTGTATTATCACGAAACCGATGCTGTCAGCTCCACCGTATCCGGCTCCACCGAACGCAACTACCACACCATGCCGGAGGTGCTTTTAACCGCCACACATCCCACCCGGTTGGACTCCGTGTTCATGGTCAACACCTATGTCCGCTCTAAAGAAGCAAAAATCAGCGGGCAGGTTCACTTCTACGATACGGACGAGAAAAAGCTCGAGAGCCATAAGTTGGAGCCTTCCTATTTTGAAAGCGACATGGAGATCGCCCGTTACCACGTGGGCGAGCCGACGGCTGTTTCCGTAGGCGCGCTGGAAGACGACAAGATGAACTTCTATGTTCTGGGCAGGGACAGGCGGCAAGCTCAGCCCAAGAGCGAGCGGCAGGAGCTGGCCAAGGGCGACATCGTCAATTTCAAAGTGGTGACCCGCATCAACGGCGTCAACGACAAGGATACCCTGTTCTATCTGGACAGGGTGAAGACGGACGAGGGCGGTTTCATCCACCGGCTGAAGGGCGTCACGCTGTCGCCCCAAAGCCCGGAAAAACCCGTGACCGTGACCGATTACGACATCGAGGTCAACGCGGATCGCTTTGACACCGTCAAGTTCGGCGGCGGCATCTATCTGTACTGGACGGAGTGCTCGACCCCCAATACCAACGTCGTGCCCGATGCCAAAGCGGAATATCTGGTGCGCTGCGTGCGCTACGACCCGGATACCGACACCATCTGCGATCCCTTTACGCTGGTGCAGCTCGGCGAAAGCCCCTCCAGCGTCAAGCTGCAGGATTCGGGCACGGGCTTCTACGCGGTGGATTTGGGCAACAAAAACGGCTCCTACCTGCGCCAGTCCCTGACCAAGTTCACCTATCAGTTGGTGATGTCGGCCGAATTGCAGGCCGCCGTTCCCAACGACCCCTGCGTGTGCGCCGGGGATTACATCGACCTGATTCTTTCCGTGCGCAACACCGGCAACCTGCCGCTCTCCGGGCTGGACGTGAAGGTGAAGAAGGGCAGCCAAGTCATTCAGACCCTGCATATCGACTGCACCCAGCCGCAGGAGAGCACCAATCTGTTCTTCGCCGCCAACGGAAACCTTGCGGCGGAGCAGAAGGGCGTGTACACCATCCGCCGGGTGGACGGCATGTATGACCCGCTGAACGGCGAGAGCTGGAACATCACCAGCACCAACAGCAACGGCGTAACCACCCAGCGCAACGTGCGCACCACCCTGCTGATGCCGGGCGACACCCAGAGCTATAAGGCCAAGCTGCTGATTCCCGCCGATTGGGACGGCAAGGTCGATTTGACGGCGGAAATCATTCAGACGGTGGGCGCAAAGCAATTCGGCGCGCTGCTGACGGAAAACGGCCGCCCGCTCTCCAACGCCCTGGTCCTGACCACAGACGCGACGAACGACGATCCGGTGTTGATGCGCCTGACTTCGGAGATGGCGCACAAGATTGTGAATACCGATTCCCACGACCTGATGCTGAGCGCCCAGCTCTTTAACCGGGAAGGCGAAACCTATGTGCGCGTCAGCATTTTGAACCGAAGCGGCAACACCAAACCGCGATCGCGCGTGGTGCCCACCCTCACATCCTCCTACAACGGGCAGACCCTGTTCAGCCACACCTTCCGAAACGCCATGGAGGATGACTACGGCTACTCCATGGATATTCCGCTCCAAACGCTGACCGCGGGCCGCCGTCTGGACGAGCTGGATCTGAACGTGAGTTCCAAGGCGGACTATGCGGAATTCGCGGATGCGGATAACCACGTTCGCCTCTCCTTGTTCCCCAAGCTGTATATCGCCCAGCAGCCCGAAAGCCTGAATCTGGTCGAAAAGCAGGACGCGCTGTTTGTCGTTTCGGCTGACGGCGGTCAGCGGCCGTACCGATATCAGTGGCAGAAGCTGAACGCCGAAGGGCGATGGGTAGATCTGCCCGGCGCGAACCAAGACAGCTACCAGCTCTCCAAGGTCACGCTGGCGCAAAGCGGGCTGACCCTGCGCTGCGTGGTCACGGATGAAGCGGGCGACAGCGTGACCTCCGATTCCGCCGTGCTGTCGGTGTTCTCTCTGCCCCAGACTGGCGATGAAACCCAGCCCGCGCTGTGGATGCTGCTGGCGGTCGCCTCCGCCGCTCTGATCGCGCTGCTCTGCTTCCGACGCAGGAAGGACGACTGATTCCCGCTGATGCCGCGCGCGTTCCGTGTCATGTTTCAAAATCACTCGAATATACAAAAAGCCGTCCGCTGTTTAAAACGGGCGGCTTTTTTCGTAGACCGTAGGGGCTGTCAGGCTAATAATACCAATATTTCAGGAATTTCTCTGACTTCTGTTGCGGCGCGCACTCCTTGTCACGCCGCGCGCGTTTTGTGTCACGCTTCAAAATCCTCTGAATATGCAAAAAGCCGCCCGTTTTATGCAACGAGCGGCTTTCTCATTTATACGCTTTTCACGCCGTTTCCAGCTTCGGATCGTCGATCATCTCCACCTTTGCATCGGCGAGGTAGAACGGTTCCATGTTCTCCATCTCTTTGATCTGTGCGTCAATCATCGCTTTAAGCGTCGCCGTGTCGAGCCTGATTCCGTGCTTGCGGAGAATCTCCTCAGCATAGACCAGCTTCTGGTCGCCATTGCCTGCGCCGTAGAGCTTCTCAGCCGCAAAAACGGCAATCTGTACCCAGCTCTTTGCCTTGGAAAGCTGCTCGTTCGTCAGTTTACTGCGCAGCCACGGCACCAGATACAGCGACACAATGCCCGCCGCAAGGCTGATGACCGCCTGCGCGAGCTTCGTCAGGTCCAGCAGTACGGCTTCCTGTCCGTCCTGCTCTTCCGCCAGCACCGGCAACGCAAAGACCAGCGCCAGAAGTACCATCATCACGACCAACATTTTCAGCTTCTCTTTCATATTCTAATCCCCTACTTTCTTGAGCGGCACAGACAACCGCTGCGCCGCGCTCTTTGCAATTTCTTCGGACAGCTCCACGCCAACCGAATCGTACCCTTCCAGCTCCGCTGCTGCCAGCGTCGAGCCGCTCCCGGCGAACGGGTCGAGGATTCGCCCACCCGGCAGACAGATTTTGCATATCTGCCGCATGATCTCTTCCGGCTTCTGCGTCTGGTGGATGCGCTGCATCCCCTGCACGTTCGCCGCCTTAAACACACCCGGCAGCACCGACACCGGGCGATCAATCGGCAATTTTCCGTTGCTCGCCCAGACCGCAAACTCTGCCTGCTGCCGAAACCGTCCCTTCTGCGGGCGGCTGGTCAGTTTGTCCCAGACCAGCGTGCCGCGCCACTGCCAGCCTGCCCACTGCACCGCATCCGTGAGCAGCGGCATCTGCCGCCAATCGCAGAACGCCACCAGAACAGCGCCATCGTGACAGTGAACGCGCGCATCCGCGAATACATCTGCCATCATGTGCAGCCAGCTACGCGCATCCATCTGGTCACCGGCGAAATCCGGGAACGGGCAGTTACGCTTGGTGTTCGTGTATTTCTCCGCTGTCGAAGCAGAACGCTCGGACAGCGTCCCCGCCGCTGGCATACGGCGGGTCTGTAATCACCGCGTCAAATTGCGCGCCATTATAATTAGAAAGAAACGTCCGGCAATCGCCGTTGTAAAGCTCAATCATGGAAGTGCTCCTTCTGAAAAATTTTTTCGACCCGTTTTACAGTTTCGCGCATCTTCGCACAAGGGGCTTCCTTGCGCCCACATTCGCCCCGCTGTATAATCATTTCATGCGTAGTCGGGCAGGCAGAACCGGCGCTGCACTTCCAATCTTCGCCGATTCTGTCCCGGATGCGTCTTCTGGCCGGAAAACGCATCCTTGCCCGCCTATGCACCCACGCTTCCATGCGTGGGTTTTTTAGTCCTCCCCGGCCTTACAGCAATATTCCCCGCTGACCCAGCCGGTATATCCCTTATACGTCGTCTTGATCCAGCCCGCTCTCGTTTCGAGCGCGACAATCACAGCTCCATCCGGGAGCATCTGCATATATTCGCCGCGGACATCCGCCCTTTTCCGCATCCGCAAACCTGTCTGGGCGCAGACGATGTACGTCGTGCCCGTCGGTGCCGTGCCAACGTTTTCTGCCACCGCGATCATCCGATGCACCCCCAGCCCGTTCCACCCCGCCTTCGCCGTCAGCGCGGTTTCGACCACGCCGCCCCGGCTCTTGCTGCTGTGAATGACCGTGCCCCGCTCCGTCACCAGACCGGTGTGGCTCACGTCGCCCGTGCCCACGCCCATGAACGCCAGCATCCCCGACTTCGCGCCGGAAATGCCCGTCTGCTTCCACGTCAAATCGCGGTATCTGCCGCACTTGCTGTCGCTGTCCCACAGGGCGTTTGTGCCTGCCGTCGTGTAGCGCTTGTCGCCGCCCGGCGCTGTGCGGATGACCTTCTTGACGAGGTTGATGCAGTCCAGCTCGCTGTACGCCGTCCCGATCAGCCCCCGCGCCACGCGGATGGCTTCTTCTGCCTGAATCATCGGGTTCACCCTCCTTGCGTCACTCCGTCACGAGGTCTTCGCAACCGCTGTCGATCAGGACTTCCCTGACCTTCTCCTTGAGCAGTCGCGGCACCTGCGCAAAAATCTTCTTCCCAAGCATAATCTGCTGTGCCCAAATCATAGCCATCATATCTTCTTCCTTTCCGCTCATCACGAGCAATCCAAAAATTTTAAGCATATACAATCTCGCTCATCTCGAGGATGCATTGCAGCAGGGTTTCGTTCTGGTCTTCGAGCGCTTTAATGCGCTCCTCTTGCGTCGGTTGTGGCTCTCCCGGTTCCGGCACTTCCGGCTCGACGTACACACTGCCGTCGTCGGAGAGCTGCACCGCGTTGTCAAGGGTGCGGTAAACGGTCGTGTAATCGCTAAAATCGCCGAGCCGGGTCACGCCATCCATGCGCCACGTCGTAAAGCCCGTTGTTGGAGCGTCGGTAATACCGCCAAGCTCAATAACATGTTCACTGCGCCGCGAAAACGTTACTTCCCGGATTTCGTCCGATGCGTTTATCTTGATTTTAATCATTGCATATCCTCGTTTTCACAGTCAATTCCGTTCCTATTCGGTTCATATTTTTACCCATGTAATTTGTTTAGCGCCGTTTATTTGTACGCCCAAAAACGCCTCGCTGCCGGCACCAACGCCCACATAGTATGTGTCCGAATAAAAACTTCCCGGCCAGCTTCCGCCACTAAGTCGGATAAAACCGCCATAATCAACAGGCACCGTATTTCCTTTGCTTTTTTCTGCATAAAAACTACCTGACTTTATCGAGCCGATAGCATTTTTTATGGATTTAACCGCTTCGGCGCTGGCGACTTTTTTAGACAAGTCCGTGCTTGCCATAATCTCTTCTAACGTCAGTGCGTCGGATTGATTGACTTTATCGTCCTTTAGCTGATTAACTGTCTCCTCATCCGCCGCGCCGATGTTCTCCCTCGCCTGCGTCTTTTGCGCATCATTAAGCGTCTGCGCCGTATACAGCACCGCTTCCTGCGTCGCATCCCTGCCGGGGTCGCCCTTCTCCCCCTTCTCGCCCTTTGCGCCGGGATCGCCTTTCTCTCCTTTCTCTCCCTTTGCGCCGGGCTCTCCCCGAAGCGACGCTATCTGCTCATCCGTCAGGCTTTCAAATGTCACCTCGCCGTCCTTGCCCTTTGGCCCTTGCGGGCCAGTGGCTCCGGTTTCGCCCTGCGGCCCCCGCTCGCCGGTGTCCCCTTTTTCGCCCCTCGGTCCCTGTGCGCCGGTGTCGCCTTTCTCGCCTTTCGGGCCTTGCGCGCCGACAAATTCCCCGTTGTCGAGCTTCTTTTGCACGTCGTTTGCAACCTTCTGCGCACCGCTCGCAGCGGAAATGGCCTTTCCGGCAGCCGTGTTCGCTGCGCCTGCCGCCGCCTTGCAAGCGTCAAACTGCGCCAACA